TTTGGAGAGTGGGATTGGGATATATTAGCGAATGAATGGGATGTTCAACAATTAGAAGATTGGGGTTTAGATGGTTTTCCTTTTGAAGAAGAAGTTTTAGAAGCTGAAGAAGATGATTATACTGAGCCTGAAGATATAAAGGTTGATGTTGTGCTTGGCGATTTAATTGAGATTGGTGAGCATCGTTTACTTTGTGGAGATAGTACAGATTCAGACCAAGTGGCAAAGTTGATGAATGGCGAGAAGGCGGATATGGTGTTTACAGACCCGCCTTACGGTATGAATTTAGATGCAGACTTCTCTAAAATGGGAAGCGAAACAATAAGAGCTGGGAAAAAGCACGACAATATACAAAATGATGATAAAGATTTTGACGCTTCTTTTATATTTTCTTTGTTTGGGTATTGTGATGATATAGTTTTATTTGGTGCAGATTACTACTCTGATTTTATACCTAATAAAAACGAAGGTAGTTGGTTGATTTGGGATAAGAGAACAGAGGAGAGGTACGATAAAATAATAGGCTCTGCTTTTGAAACTATATTTAGCAAAAGAAAAGTTAAAAGAGAAATAATTAGATATGAGTATGTGAGTTGGGCAAATAGAATGGATGATAATTTAAACGGAGTTAAGCCACACCCCACAATGAAACCAGTAAAGATGCTTTCTATTTTATTAAATAAATTTAAGGGGGTTTTTATGGTAGACCTATTCTTAGGCTCAGGCTCTACAATGGTAGCAGCACACCAACTTAACCGCAAATGCTATGGAATGGAACTTGACCCTAAATATTGTCAAGTTATAATTGATAGAATGCAGAAACTTGATTCAAGTCTTGAAGTTAAAATCAACGGAAAAAAATATATTAAAAACTAAAACGTTCTTTATTTTTTTATAAGTTCTAGTCAAATACTTATAATAAACCAAAACAAAGTTTGTTAGTTCCTTGTTTTAACTTTAACAAATCAAAATGGAAAAAATATATCTTACAGAAATTAATGGAAAAATGGCTTTTAAGAAAGGTTTAGGCGGCTATTGCTATACTTTTAATAAAAACGAAAAAAGTAGATTAAAAGCGTACAATGATGCAAAAAAATCATATAAAAAAAATGAAAAAAAACATCCTACAAATGTCAATGACTGAAAGGTTTAAATACCTAAATGAACAAAAAAGAAAAAAGTTTAATGTACAATCAAGTAAAAACGATACAGAAAAAGAAGTTTGCGAATTGTGTGGAAAATAAATTTGCACAGTTAAAAGAAAAATTATAATTTAGCAAAGAATTTAGAACGACCAAGTTTAAAATTCTTTTTCATAAAATTTGAGTTTGTACCTCCTAGAAATAGGGGGTTTTTTTATGTATTAATATTTTTTTAACTTTGCGATATGGCAACAAAAACCAACATATTAAAAACAAATCTTTTAGAAGCGTTAGAAAAATCATTAGGAGTAGTTACAACGGCGTGTAAAATAGTTGATTGTAATAGAAGTACATTTTATAAGTATTACAACAATGACCAGGACTTTAGGGCCTCAGTTGATGAATTACAAAACCTAACTTTAGATTTTGCTGAATCTCAATTGCATCAACAAATAAAAGACGGAAACACAACGGCAACGATTTTCTATTTAAAAACTAAAGGAAAAAAACGAGGTTATGTAGAGCGTAAGGAAGTAGAAATGACTGCGCAAGTAAGTACAAGTAAAATCTCTGACGAAGCAAAAAAGAAAATAGACGACATTCTAAACGATGAATATTAACGAAATAATTAAACAAAAATGTGAAGATTCGCTTTTGTTTTTTACTCGTTATATTTTCAAAGAAAACACCGGAAATAAATTCGAGGCAGCAGAGTTTCACAAAACATTAGCCAACACATTACACAAAGTACATAACGGCGAAATAAAGCGCCTTATAATTAATATACCTCCACGATACGGAAAAACTGAGTTAGCCGTTAAAATGTTTATCGCCTGGACACTAGCAAAAAATCCTATGGCAAAATTTATTCATTTATCTTATTCCGATTCGTTGGCGCTTGATAATAGTTCAATGACAAAAGAATATATTAATTCAGATGCGTTTCAAAGTATTTGGGATCTACAACTAAAAAAAGATTCACAATCACAAAAGAAATGGTACACAACTGAGGGCGGCGGGGTTTATGCAACATCTTCAGGAGGTGCAATAACCGGGTTTGGTGCCGGTAGTGGTGGAGCAATTATAATTGATGATCCTTTAAAGCCTGATGACGCCTTATCTGATGTTAGGCGGTCGTTTATAAACAATCGATACAATACAACTATTCGGTCAAGGGTTAATGATAGAGACGTTCCAATTATCGTTATTATGCAGAGGCTACACGAAGACGATCTAAGCGGGTATTTATTAGATGGCGGTAGTGGTGAACAATGGCATCATTTAAAGTTGGCTGCATTGGATGACGATAACAATGCGTTATGGCCCGAGAAACATTCTTTTGAAGAACTCGAAGCAATACGCCAAGCCGATAGATATACTTTTAGCGGTCAGTATTTACAAATTCCTTCGCCTCCTGAGGGTGGAGAATGGCGCAAAGATTGGTTTAATATTATAAATAAAGCCGAACTGCCGAGCGATATATCTTTTGAAATGTACATTGATGGCGCTTATACTAAAGACACAAGAAACGATCCAACCGGAATACAAATCAGCGGTAAAAGTGGCGACAATCTTTACATATTTAAAAGCATAGATAAATATTTAGAAATGCCTGAACTAAAAAACTTTGTTACCTCTTTTGTGCAATCTTGTGGCGTTCCAATATCGCAAATATTAGTCGAGCCTAAAGCATCAGGAAAATCGCTTGTGCAGCTATTAAGGCGTGAAACTAGATACAACGTATCAGAAATAAAAACAAACTTTGTTAGGTACTCTAAAATCGAACGTGCGAGAGCATCCTCGCCATTTATTGAAGGCGGTAGAGTTTTTCTAGTCAATGATAATTGGAATGATGCGTTTTTACAACAAGTTAGCACCTTTCCAAACGCTAAACACGATGAACACATTGACGTAACTTCCTACGCTATTGAAAGGAATTTAATTAACAACTTTTTTGTAGTTTAAAAACAATTTTAAATTTTGTATTTTTACGAAAATTTTATATTACTTTAAAATATGGCCTCATTCTTTGACCGATTCAATTTTTCAAAAAAAAATCAAAACACAAATAAGGAATATAATAACGCAATTTATAATTGGTTAGGTAATTCTGTTTTATGGAATAGGGAAAACGATGAATCTTATATTACGCAAGGTTATCAGAAAAACGCAACAATATATTCTTTGATAAATTTGATCACAAAGGCGGCGACAACAATTCCGTTCCAAGTTTATGAAAAGACAAACGAAAACGATTATAAAAGATACAAGGCTTTAACTTCAGGAATGATGGATGCAGCGTCTATACAAAAGGCGTCATTATTGCAAAAAAACGCATTGGTTGAATTACAAGATACTGAGCTACATAAAATATTAGAGCGACCAAATCCGGCACAGTCTTACAACGCTTGGCTAACTGAATTGATTGCTTTTGGTAAATTAACCGGTAACAGATACATTTACGGAATTGGTCCTGATACGGGAGCAAATGTTGGCAAATTTACTGAGTTGTATGTTATGCCGTCGCAAGTGATAGAGATTATATCTAATGGTATAATGGAGCCGGTGTCTAAATATAAATTAGAATACAACGGAACAAAATACATTGATGCGTCTGAAATATGCCATATTAAAGACTTCAATCCCTATTATGACGGTACTGGATCGCATTTGTACGGACAATCGCCGTTGAGAGCGGGTTTACGTTCACTAACAACAAACAATGAAGCGGTACAAACCGGAGTAAAATATTTACAAAACCAAACTGCAAGGGGTTTATTAACCTCTGAAATGGGCGATATTACCGTGGTACAAGCACAACAATTAAAAGATAAATTTAGACGTCAGCACCAAGGCTCGGACAATGCCGGAGATATTATTATAACTCCAAATAAAATGTCTTGGATTAATTTTGGTTTAAATGCGTCTGATATTTCTTTAATAGCGCAATACAACGCCTCAATAAAAGATTTATGTAATATTTACAATGTGCCAGTACAATTGCTTAATAATACAGATTCTTCTTCTTACAACAATATGAAAGAGGCTAAAAAAGCATTGTATCAAAACGCAGTTATTCCGGAACTAATAAAAATTAAAGACGAATTAAACAGATGGTTGGCGCCTAAATATGGGGAAAAACTTTGTATTGAATTTGATTTTTCTGTAATTCCCGAGCTACAAGAGGAAACTGACAAGGTTGTTGAACAATTATCTAAAGCGTGGTGGATTACTCCAAACGAAAAGCGTTCTGCAATGAACTACGGAAAAGATGAAGAAAATACGACGCTAGACGATTATTTTATTCCGGCTAATTTAATTCCAACAAATCCAAGCGATATTGATTTGCCTATTGAGCCAATAGATGTTGACGTAAACAAGTTTTTAAATAAGCAAACCCTACCTAAAAAAGAAATTAAAGGAATTAAAGTCGCAACCTATGCCAATAAAAAAGGATAAATGGCAAAAGGCTTTTGAAAAGGAATTAAACAAAGCCGAAAAAAAACAACTATCTAAAGTAAAGCGATACTATAAAGAGCAATATTTTAGAGGTGTAAATTCTTTTTTATCTTCAAATCAAACAACGTTTCAATTGTTGTTTAATACTAGCGATATAATAAAAATATACAGAGATTTATACGGGGACATTGGTTTGCAATTTGCCAAATGGTATGCAAGAAATTTTGACAAGTATATTAAAAAGGGCGTAAACCCAAATCAATTTATTGATCAGTGGGCCAATACATTTGCAGCTTTAGGGTCTGCCGTAGGTGCTGAAAGGGTTACTTTAGTAAGTGGAACTGCAAAAAAAACGCTTGTAAAAGTTACTCAAAATTTACTAACTGATATTGATTTTCAAAATTCAGGTATTGACGAAAAAACTAGAATATTAAGAAGCCAATTTAATAAATATTCTACATTTCAAGCGCAAAGACTTGTTAGAACAGAGGCCACAAACGCTGCTAACTTTGCAACAATTAAATCCGCTGAAACAATATTTCCCGCTGAAGATTTACAAAAAGAATGGATTGCTTCTTTTGATGACAGAACAAGGTCTACTCACGCCGAAGCCGGTGCAAGTGAGCCAATACCTCAAAATGAGCCGTTTATGGTTGGAGGTGCTTTAATGATGTACCCAGGTGACCCAAGCGGCCCGGCTAGTGAGGTAATTAACTGCCGTTGTTCAATAGCGGTATTTCCTAAAGAAACTGCACAAGCAACCGGAGAAATTTCAAACATTGGTTTTGGTGTTTCATTTGGTGCAAATCAAAAAATTTAAAAATCGTATATTTACAAAAATTTTCTATATGAATACAATTCTTTATAAAGCGGCTCCGGTTGGAGAGTTAATCGATGCGGATGAAAAGGCCGGAATCATAAAAGGCTACGGGTCATTCTTTGGAAACAAAGATTCTGATTCTGATATAATTATGAAAGGCGCTTACAAAAAGACAATCGCCGAGAATGGCTCGAGAGTTAAATATTTATATCAACACGATATGAATCAACCAATCGGGAAAATGACTGAATTATATGAAGATGACAAAGGTTTAGTTTTTGTTGCAGAGATTGCTAAAACGCAACTAGGAAAAGATGTTGTTGAATTAATGAAAAGCGGAGTAATAACCGAAAATAGTGTAGGTATATTACCAATACAAAAGCAAGACAAAGGAGATTATAGAGAAATCAACGAGGTTAAACTATATGAAATTAGCGCCGTTACATTGGCAGCTAATGACCAAGCTAAAATATTAGACGTAAAAGGAAATGTAGATTTAGAAAAAGTCTCTAAACGATACGATAGCCTTTCTAAACTATTGCGCAAAGGCGACATTTCAGACGAGATGGGTTACGCTATTGAAGCAGAAGTATTAAAATTAAAATCATTATTTATTGAGTTCACGAAGCCGACAGAGATTATCACTTCGCCGAATGTTGAGGTAAAAAGCAATGATTCCGAAGTGTATAATTATTTATTAAATTCATTAAATTCATAAAAAAATGAACGAAGAACTAAAAGATCAATTAGACGGCATAAGCAAGTCTATTGACGCAAAGATTGAAAAATCTAATTCAGACGTTGTAAACAACGTTGTTGAAAAAGCTAACGAGATTGTAAAATCAGAAGTTAGCGGAATGGCTACTAAATTAAACGAGCGTTTAGACGCTATGGAGGTAGCAAACAAAAAACAATTCAATAGCCAAAAGAAAGTAACTTTTAAAAGTGCTTTAAAAGAGGCCTTGGATAATGGAGCGGTTGAGGGCCTTGCAAAAGGTAATGCAAGAAGCGCATCATTTGAATTGAAAGCGGATATGACTACCGGAGCCGATTTTACTGGGGAGGTAATTCCGGCGGACAGAGTACCAGGTTATAAATTTGACCCAACAAGACCAGTTCACGTAAGACAATTACTAGCTACTGGATCAACTCAATCTGATGTTGTACGATATGTAAAAGAATCAGGATATTCTAATGGCGCTGCTGCAACTGCTGAGGGT